TATATTTAATGAGCATAGAAAAAATACTTGTATTTTTTCTATGCAAAAATTATTTATCAAAGATAAATAATTTTTCATTTTTTATGAAATTTTTAATAATTTTCATAAAAATGGGTGTATAATGAAATAATTTGTTCCATAAATAACAATATTTATTATAATGAAATAAATTTATAATAATGAAATAATTTGTTCCATTAATGATAATATTTATAATAATGAAATAATTTGTTCAATAAATGACAATATTTATAATAATGAAATAATTTGTTCAATTAATGACAATATTTATAATAATGAAATAATTTGTTCAATTAATGACAATATTTATAATAAGAAATATTTCAATATAGGTAATCAATGTTTCAATTAATTATTATAAATATTTTTAAACTAATTATTTAGATAAATAAAAAATATATTTTTTCTTTATCCTTATATACATAATAAAATAAATTTTTTAATTTAAAGGGATGTTCACCTTTGACTTATTTAATTAAATAATTAGGTTTACTCACCTTTATTGTATTCAATTTATTTATTTTTTGTTATTTAATTGAATAAAATAAATAATTATATATTTTATATATTTAGGACTGTTATCCTTATTCAATTAAATATTTATTAAATTGAATGTAATAATAATACGTATATATAGCATATTATTCAAATTTTGCAGTATACATTATTTTATTTAAAAAATGAATATGATATATTCCATATAGTATAAAATAAGTAAATATTTAAATTAATAAAAATACTAATTATATAAACAATGTATAAGGTAACTATTATTTAATTATATAATATTTAGTACATTATTCGATTTAATAATATTTTTTAATTTGATAAGACAAATACGAAGACACCTTTAATTAAAAAAAATTATGAAAAATCCTATATATAAGCTTTATGTATACGAATTTATTTAAATGAATTTATTTAAACAAATTTAATTAAATATTATTTATGTTTTTAATTTTTATAAAATTATCAAACATTTCATAAAAAAATAAAAAAATATTTTTTATATCTATTATACCATATTCATTTTATAAAAATAATTACGACAAAAAATCAAAGATTTATCCCAATCCTACATTTAAAAAATAATATTTAATTAATTCATATAATTAGTAAGTAATAATTATTTATTTAGAAATAAGTATACACTCATTTTTAGGAAAATTATCCAAAATTTCATAAAAAATAAAAAAATATTTATCTTCGATAAATATTTTTTATCCCTATAATACCGTATTCATTTTATAAAATTTATTTAGAACGACAAAAAATCAAAAATTTTCTGTCTTAAGATTGCGATAAATCTTCGATTTATCACAATCATGTATTTAAAACCAATATTTAATAAATTTATATGTTATAATGATTTATTAAAAAATAGGTATATTTTTCATGAAATTTTTAATAATTTTCATAAAAATGGGTGTATTTAATGAGCATAGGAAATAATACACGTATTTGTTTTCTATGCAAAAATTATTTATATTTGATAAAAAAATTTTCATTTTTATAAAATTTTTAATAAGTGTATATATTCATTAAATAATAATATATTTTTCGTATTTATAAAATATTAATAAAAAATATTAATAATATATATAATGAATAAAGTTTAATGAAACAACGAGATGAAAATCTTTGATTTTTATCTCGTTATTAAGCCGAGAAATAAATCGAAGATTTATTTCTCGGCGAAACATTGATTAAAATATGATTCAATTTTTTATACAAATATCTTTTTGCATAAAAAATTGAAATTTTTATTATATTTACATACTTGATATAAAAGTACCATAAGATTTTTATATAATTATAATAATTTCCTAAGATTTCATATTGTTCTAAATATGGCACCTAAAATTGTCAATTTAAAGCTATCGCGTGAATCTTTAATATTACGACAAGTATATTTTTATACAATGGGAGGTTCTCTTTTAGGCACACTTAACATATCAAATTCAATTAATGATGCTAAAAAATATGCATTAGAATGTTTTCGTAATAATATGTAAGTAGATGAAAAAGATACAATATTATCAGTAAAATTAGTATCAAATCAATCTAATACAATAATTAATGAAGGTGTTCTACAAGATTATTATAATTTACAATCAATACCAATGACTATACATGTAATACCATGTAAGATGAATATAATGTTAACTGTCGTATTCGAAGGTCTTAGAGAAGATAATATCAATTCAGATCTTTGGCTTAGTTCTTTTTATAAATCTAAAAAGTGTATTACAAATACTATGACATGTCAAGATGCTATAAATATTTGGACAATGATGAATAGTTCATACTGGTACATTGATGATTTTTTTGAAACAATTATGTATGATATTATTAATGATACAGATTATGATATATTAAATTTATGGATTCATGATCATTGTGAAGAGCTTTCACAAAGCTCATTAAATATTCCTTTGATTAATCTAATTCCTCAGTGGTTTGATAATATAATTGTAGTATATGATATACATACTTCTAATATGTATTTAGTATCACAAAATGAAATTAACACATTTGCTAGAAATGTATTTAATATTCCTATAAATAATATACACTTGGATACTGATATGGATCCATTAAATTCTGGATATGAATGGGTTGCAGCATTTAATAGAACAAATTTATCTACAAATGGATTTATATGGCGTGATTAAATTATTAAAAATATATATACTATTATATAAAAATATAATTATTTAAATCTATTTTCATGAAAATTAGTGTATATGTAATAATTTACATAAAATGAATATGGTAGTATAAAATTTTTTTTATGAAAATAAGTGTAAATATTTCTAATTTTGAAATATTATTTAGTTATATAATATGTGTGATATATTACCATATATATAAACAAAAATTATCTTTCAAACTTTAATAAATAATAATTTAAATGGCTTGTATAATTTGTATGGATAGGTGTGAAGATATGTATAACTGTTCATGTGAACATATGATATGTATAGTTTGTATTACACATTATATTAAATCTTTAATAATAGATAAAACTATATGTAATACTTGGATAACATACAAAAAATTATTATGTCCATATAATTCATTAGATAATAAATGTTATATAGATGAAGATATGATTTATAAATTTTGTAATTTAGAATTAATTAAAATATATAATTCAGTTATTATAAATATTTCATGTAAAATAGAACATGATAATACTAAAACATTAATGGAAAAACAAGCATTAATATCATCAAGCGAATCTCAATTGATTTTGACAAAAAGAATTATTTCTGATATTAAAGATATATTAACAACTTGTATATGTTGTCCAGCGTAAAAAATCTATGATTTTTTTCATTTGTCCTTATTACAAACATGTATTTTATGATTTTTTAGGTTGTTTGGCATTGATTTGTGATAATTGTAAAAAACATTTTTGTGGGATTTGTTTGAATACATCACATGCATATAAGATTAATGATAATAATGATGCACATAAAGCAGTTTCAAATCATATTTTAAAATTTTCTCAAGATATAATTAAACAATATGAATTTCATAATGTATATTTCATTACATCTAATGAATGGAATAAATGGCGGGAAAAAATTCAAATTGATAATATTATAGTATATTTAAAAACTATTCGCAAGGAAATTTTATTTGAATGTTTTCAACAAATATTAAAAATAATAGTTGATGAAAAATTATTATCATTAGATGGTATAATAAAATTAGAAAATTTTATATTTTCACATGAAAATCAAGGTGTTCATCTTATTAGAATATCATTAATATTTTGGACAATATATTCATATAAATATAATGTATCAATAAATGAAGCTATACAAATGATACAATTAAATTTACAGGATAAATTAGACTTGGGTACATGTATTAAAAATAAAATAACACAATTATATCCAACTTGGAAAGCAATAAAAACAAAAATTCCAGGTGAAAATTATAGTGCTATTAATTATCCACCAGAATTTCTTCCAATAATTGCTCAAGTTGTTGAAAATTGGGGCAGCAGCAAAAAAATATGGTAATAAATTATGTATTTTATAATACATTCATTAACTTTTAAAAAAAATAAATATTATTAATTTAATTTTGTATTAGATTTGTTTATAAATTATAATTAGTATTTAATATTATTATAGATGCTACTATTTGTAAGAATCTATTATAAAATTAATAATACTAATTCTACGAAAACTTAGTTTATTAAAAAAATGGTAATTGAGAATAAAATCAAAGATTTTATTCTTATTGTTCACCAACATATCTATTTTTTAATAAATTATTATCAATATCAGTATTAAAATTATTTGTTTTATTATTACTTTTTAAAGGTAATATTATTTTTAATTTTATTTTTTATCCTTTATCACCAATTAAATTAACATTTATTCTATTATTAAATATATCTTTCATTATTTTAGCATCATGAATAGATCCGTAACATAAAATCTTACATTTATTAACAATATTCTATCACACTTAATTGTAATTAAAAGTTCAGCAATACAGTCATTTTTATGAAAATTATCAAAAATTTCATAAAAAATACTATAGTATTGTATTCATTTTATAATAATTATTAAGTATATTTACAAATTATTTTTAAATTTATTCATGTAATTTGTAAGTAATAATTATTTATATTTGATAAATAATTTTTAATTTTTTATTATTTAATAATTTTCTTAAATAATAAAAAAAAATTTAGTAAAATATAAGGATAAATAAACATTTTTATATTTACCATTTAATCTCATCTATATTTTTATCTTTACAATATTTATTTATTGATAAAAATATATTACATCCAAAAAATCCTTTGTGTGCTGATAATGGTGACGGATGAACTGTTTTAAAAATTTTATGTTTATCATTATCTATATATTTTTCTTTACTTTGTGCAAAATTTCCCATTAATAAAAATATAGTTGATTCATTAATATTACTAATATATGATATTAATTTATTAGTAATATCGTACCATAATGTAGCATGACTATTAGATTTTCCACTTTCAACAGTTAATGAACTATTTAATAATAATATTTTTTCTTCTACACACCATCTTTCTAAACATCCATTATTAGGTATTTCATAATCTGGATAATTATTTTTTATTTCTTTAAAAATAATTACTAATGATGGTGGTATTTTTTTATGAGATTGTGGGATACTGAAAGATAATCCACATGCTTGAGGTATACAATTTTCTTCATTTATATAAGGATCTTGTCCTAATATTATTAATTTAGTTTCTTGAGGTTGAAAATAAGTTAATGCTTTAAATATATTATCACAGTCAGGATATATTTTACAATTATAACTATTTAATTCATGTATTATAATAGTTAATTCATTCTTATTATATAATATAAAAGGTATCCATTCAGATTTTACATTATTTATCATTTTTTCAAATGTAAACATTATTATAAATATAATTATATTATTAATAATATTTTATATCAACTTTTTCTATTATAAATAGTAATTTGTATTAAACTAAATTAAAATTATTAATTTTTATAAAATGTATATTATAATATTATAAATAAAATGTTTCCTAATTTATCTATTAAAATCAATGATGAATGTATTAAATGTATTCAAACACCTAAATGTATATATGAAACAAGAAATAATTTTATAAATGAATGTTTACCATTATATGATTTAAAAATGAGTAAAATAAATATTTTAGATTTTGATAAAAAAAGTTATATATATTTTGATTCATCTAATGACATTGCAAATACATATTTTATAAATAATAAGTTGCAATTAGAAAAATATGATGATTCATCAATACCTAAATATGAAAATTTTAATTATATTGTTGAATTTCAAAATAAATTAAATTATGAAATTAATATAGATCATATAAATATACCAATATATTATTTATTTATTAATGATAATAATCAATTATTTGATATATTTATACTTAATTTTACTTTAAAATTTATAGATAATGAAAAAGATAAAATGGTAATTAAAGATATGAAAAATATTTTAAAATCATTATTTCAATATAATTCAAAAAAAAAATTTGTGAAAATGTCATATAAATTTAATATTTTTAATATAGCTTTTTTATGTAATAAAATAATAGAAATTTTTAAATTATTTTTCATAGATTATACTAAAGATGAATTAATAGACAAATTAAACGATATTTTTTATGAATACGATATTCAAAATGTGTATTCATTAATTGATGAATATAAATTTAATATTATGAATATTAAAAATAATAAATATGATCTAATGACATTGGAAATTAAATCAATTATAGATGAATTAACAATTGATAATATATATAAAAAGTTTATTAATAGTATATTTAATAATAATCCTATAGAAAATATAGAAAAAATTAAAAGTATATTTGTAGTATTAATTGAAAATATTAATAATCAAGATTTAAAAGAAAAAAATTTAAAAGATCTTTTAGAAGAAATTAAATCTACTACAGTTAAAGATAAAAATGTACAAAAAAATATAAAAAGTTTAAGTCTAGATATTTTAAATAAAAATATTATGAAACTAATAACTGATTTATTATTTATGAATTCTATTATAAATGTAGAATATGGAACATTACAAAAAACAAAAAATCAAATAATAGATGAATTAGCTATTGTAATTATATATATAAAAATTATACTAGATGAAATTGATTTATTAATTCCTGATTTTAAAAAAATATTTTTAATGACAATATTAAATTATAGATTAAAAGAAAATTATATAAATAATTCATGGTGTTTTAATGCAAAAAAAATATGTAATGATATTATAAAAATATCTAATGAAAATTCATCATTAGATAATAATATATTATTTAGTATGTATATACCATATAAACCAATTATATATGAATATTCATATATAGAATATAATAATATAACATATGGTAATTGTATGGAAAATGTAATATTACAATTTTTAAAAGTTTTATTTTGGGATCCTAATTTAGATAATAATAAAGGGAACTATAATAAATCATTTATGGATAATATAGTAAAAAATAATATAGTAGAAGAAATAAAAGAAATATTCAATAATATTAATAATGAAAAAACTAGAAAATTTGATAATGATTGGGTTAAATTTATTATGAAATTACCTATCGAATATCCTGATATTAATATTCCAAAATATGATTTTATTAATGATAATTATGAATTGGATGCAACATTAATAAATTTTATTTCAGTATTAAGATATATAGTAAAAATAAATTATACAAATAATGATGATTATTTAAATCAAATTATTAGAATAACCGATATATATGAAAATGATAATGATGAGTATAATATATCAATTGAAGAAATGTCAAATGAACAACTAAACCCTTCGGGTTTAGTTCTTGAACCAAAATCAAAGATTATGGTTGAACAAATAATTAATATTAATTCTTATCGAAAATTAAAAATTAAATTAATAAATAAAGAACATGCATTTTTTATGAATGCTAAAACTAATATAAATATATTAAATAAAATAAAAATTATAGATGATTCTATTTCTAATTTTTTGAATAATAAAGAAAATATTTATATGAGTTATGAAAATATAGATTTTTATATTTGTTTAATTAATATTGATAAAAAAAGTGATTTATTCGATATGTATATAAATTCATTATCAAAAGACATTATTGCAAATGCATATTATTTACTTTTTGATGATGATATAATATTAAATGATAAAATATTATTTAATATTGCAAATAATAATAATATATTTAAATATTATTGTTATTTTTATGAAGATATTATACTTTGGTATTATATAATAGTAAAGTTAAAATCTAATATAGATTTTTGGAATATTATAGCTATAAATTACGATTTTAATGATTGGAATATTTTAGATAATGAAAAAAATACAATATGGTATTATGCAATAAAATTTTTAGATAAAAATAATAATTTTTGGAAATTAATTGCTAATCGTGATAATTTTATTACTTTAATTAATACCTGGAAAAATACTAATGGTAATAATAAAATGATATGGGAAGATGCATTGTTTTATTTAGGTAAAATTGATGATTTTTGGAATATAATTGCATTTAAATATGATTTTAATAATTGGAATGATATGAATGGTAATAATCTTTGGTTACATACAGTAATATCATTAGGTAATAATAGTAAATTTTGGGAAATTTTAGCAGATACTAAAAAAATTAATGATATTGAAAATTATAATTTATGGTTAGTATTTATTCAAAATATATTAATAAAATCATTTTGGACAAAATTTGCACTTAATTTTGATAAATGGGATAAATTAGAAATTTTAGATGTAAAATTTTGGGCAAATATTAAAAATAATGAAATATTTGATGACTTTTGGAAACATATAAGATTGAATCGTAATTTTATAAATTACTATGAAACATTAGATAAATCTACATTAAAACTTTCTATACTGCAAATAATTAATGATAAATTAATATCAATTAACATATTGGCTATGCATAATAAATATAATAAATATAAAACCAAATATTTAAATCTAAAATATATAGAATCTTATTAAATAATAATTATATATACTCATTTTTATGAAAACTTTTAAAATAAAGCTGTTCATATTTGTCTTATTCAATTTAATATTTATTAAATTGAATAATGTAATAAATATTATATAATTCGGGGGTTTCACCTTATTGAAATTAATATTTTATTGTATTTAATTTAATAAAAATAAATTATATATTTATCTTATACAATTATATTATTTAATCGTTATCTTATTATATTTAATCCATGTTTTAATTAATCTTTTTCATTATTTTATTTATTGATATTTTAATAATAATATAATAAATATTTGTAATAGATAATCTATGGGATCTCTTACAATTTTTTTTAATTATATAAAATAATTAGTTTAAAAATGTTCATAGTAATTAATAATTATTATAAAATAATTAATACTAAATTGAAACAACAAGATAAAAATCGAAGATTTTTATCTCATTATATTTCTATTTAATTATTTTATAATATTTCCCATATACACCCATTTTTATGAAAATTATTAAAAATTTCATAAAAAATATTATTTAAATATTTTTTAATAAATTATTATAACATATAAATTTATTAAATATTTGTTTTAAATACACGATTGTGATAAATCGAAGATTTATCACAATCTTAAGACAGAAAATTTTTGATTTTCTGTCGTTCTAAATAAAATTTATAAAATGAATACGGTAATATAGGCATAAAAAAG